AGCGTAGCCAAAGAATCATTAAGGGCGTCAATCCACGTCTCAAACTGATCAATGATTTGAACCAGGGGATCTGTAATTTTTATCAATGGGTCCATCATGGCGTCCATTTCCGTAAAAATACCCATGATCGATTCCAGATTCAAAAAAGCTTGCAAAGAATCATCACCTAAAGCGGTCATCTGCCCGGAAAACTTTTCCAAGAAATCAGTCGTCCCTTCGACAACCGTATTAAAATCTATAAACGCCTGGAAAAGATCCTCATCATCACCCTTTATGGATTCAAAAAAATCAACCCCGAAAGATTCGAACCCGGAACCCATCGTTACCGTTTTTAAACCGTCTAAGATACCTTCAAAAACATTGTTGCTAACCGCTTCCAGGATTGCGTCGGTATCCATGCCTTCGGTATACACCCAACCCCTATTTTTGGCCCCTGCATCGTATTTTTCCAGAGTTTCGGCGAATGCCCCGGAAAGTGCTTCATCTACCGCAGCAAACCGAGTATCAAAAAACTCCAAAAGGGTAGCGGAAGATTCCCCACCCATGTCCTGAGCAAAGAGTTTGTAATTGTATTTGGTTGAGTTAAGACTCCCGGTCGATGGAGATTCTTCCTCCCAAGATCCACCTTGTATCCCTATTGCCGGGGTCGGGTCATCTTCAAAGAGAGACGTGATCAACGGGATAGCTATAGCTGCAATAGCCGCATAAGGGGCGAGGGCAGAAAGCGTAGAAGCTATGCCCGCTGTTCCAGCAGCTTCGGCTCCGGCCGCGACCATATATTCAGCTCCACCATAATAAGCAGCGCTCGTGCCTGCCATGGAAGCGCCTGTCCCGTACCAATTGGAATTACCGAATATGCTGGAGCCTACTTTTCCCCCAAGGCCGGTTGTTAGAAAATTTGAAACTCCGCCATTGGCGGCATTGTATAAAGAGTTGGCTCCGGAAGCCGTATTAAGTAAATTTGACCCTGAACTCGCCATGCTTGAAAATGAAGTTCCGTTCCATGAGGCACCCAAGGCGGAGCCAATTTGCAAACCGATAGGGATCACAAAATTCTGGGCAATTATTGAAGCAGCAATCTCATAAAGCATATCCTTGAAAATGCTGACGATCTTATCCGCCATGTTTTCATGATTTTCTATAATATCTTTGATGTTGTCTTTTATGGTATCGGAGAAATCCACATAGGCTTCCAAGGCCTTCTCCTGGGATTTTTTATAATCCTCCGCCCATTTATCCCGGGACTTTGCGAGGTCTTCTTCAGCCTTCTTCCGGTCAGAAACCGCCTTTAATTCTTGTTCTGCCTGATAAGCAATCTGGGCCTCATCGGCCAGGCCCGAATCATCCCACGTCATGCCAATATTGGAAAAACGGTTTTTGAAGTCTTGTTCCTGTTGGGCCAGCTCTCTTTTTAATCTGACAGTTTCATTCAGCACCTTGTTATTTTTGCCAAGGACTTCTGCTTGTTCTTCGTACCAATTATTTATATCGAGATTCTTGAGCCTGAGTTCTTCGTCTGCATAACCCCCGGTCTGAATTGTGAGCTTTGCGTATTCAACATTTAAAAACTTGATGGCTTTATCTGTTTCTTTCAAAGCGTCTTCAGATAGTTTTTGAGCTTTTGCCGCTGTTTCAACAGCCGGGCTGACAGTTGAAACAACCTTAGTATATTCAGACCACCCTTCCGTTGTCTCGCTTATAGCGTGTTGGGCGCCTTTATTTACCAAACTCATTAACGCCTCGTCATCGCCAAGAGCTATGGCAGTGGCTATTTTTTTTGTTTCCCCCCCAGGGAATAATTTAGCTCCGATAGCGGCTAATTTAACAGATAAAACCAGCAGCTCTCCCAACGATTCAGCAATGCCCTGTAAATTTTCTATAACACCCGGGTCTTTAAGAACGTCAGTAAAATCCTTAATAGCTTTTGTAGCCAAATCCATAAACCCGGAAGCAGCCATCTTATTTTTGAGTTCTTCCCAAGCTTCAGCGAGTTTATTGGCAGCCTTCACAGATTCATCAATACCGCCTTTAAAGTTCTCATCTAAAGCTTTTCTAAATTTGGGGAGGAAATCATCAGAGAACACTTCCCCGGCGCTTACCGCTTTATCAAAAGCTTCGACAGTCATACCCATGGCTTTAGCGCCGAGCTGGAAGGCCCCAGGGATATTATCACCCATCTGGCGCCGGATTTCTTCCATGCTGACCTTACCTTTTGACATCATCTGTTCAAGAGCAAGGAAAGTAAGACCCACTCTCTCGTTCGATAAGCCAAGAACAGCGCCTGCATTTGACACAGATTTAAAAATTGCCTGGACTTCCTGCATAGGTATCTTAGAAGTCTGAGCAGCGGCGAGGAAACCTTTATAGCCTTCACGCAAAGTATAAAAGTTTAGGCCTAAGTCGTCAGCGGTTTTTCTTAAAAACTGAAATTGGACGTTGGCGTTCGCAACAGAGCCAGTAATCTCTTTATAAGCGTTCTCAGACACCTTCGTTGCCCGACCAGCTTCCCAAAGGGCTTCTGACATCTGTTTGATTGGGTATATTACGGCGGCGGCGAGAACCGAAACGTTTAAAAGTCCGTTTCTAATCCCATTTAATGACGTAAGGAAAGATTTATGGGCAGTTTGGCTCCTGTCAATCTTATTGGCCATAGCTTCGGCTTGTTTAGCAGTGTGGCCCATCTGCATAGCCAGAGCTTTCAATTCTTTATTAGAAAGCCCGGCTGTTTTACCGATAGACCGTAAAGAAGCTTCGGCAGTAACCATAGCCTGATTACGGAGCATTTTTTCATTAAGGACTTGAAACTGTTTCCCCGTCATGCCAACCTTGGCCGCAGCTTCCTCCATCCCACTGGCGATGGCGGCGGACGTAGCCTTAAAGTTTGCAGCCGGGGCTTTTGCACTTTGGGATAACCGAACAAGGGACTCAGATAAATCCTTCATCCCTCGTTCGGCTTTAGATGGATTTATGGCGTTATTGAGGGCATTGGATACCTCAGTACCACCTTTTTTAGCGATGCTTCTTAAGGCAACAATGTCGCGCTCAAAAGTCGTAGTATTACCGCGAACATCTACGTATATACTGCCGATGCTACCCATTTATTTATTCTGTTCCTTCCTGGCTTCGTGCTGTTTAGCGATCATATGTCTCCCCACCACAACAACCTTTTCAAAACAATCCTGCCTGTCTTCGATTTCATACAGGTCCATGGCGGAGTGAATAGCCATTTGATTCAAAGCTACCGCCCCTCCCATACCAAAGATTACCTGATCCTCGACTTTAAAATAAATAAATTCAGCATCTTCATTTTCCGGTAAAAGAGGTGGAACACATGCTTTGCAGTCGTCTATGCTCCACCGCATTCCCTTTATTTTTTTACAATTTTCACATTTTGGCTTCCCTGGGTCCCGGATTCTTTCGATCCGGGCAAGGAGTTTTTTCTAGAAGCTTCCTTGTTGGCCTCTTCTTCCTCTATCATTTTTCCGTGACATTCAGTCACATAATCCGCCAGATCCGGCACAACAGATAAAAGCTTAATTTTACCAGCCTGACCAAATTTCAGAGGAACCACGCCGTCTTCGTCTTCATAAAACCCTTCCCACCCAATGACGGCCTTCATAAACAGATGCTCGTTCATTTTGTAATGCTCAGACAGCATTTCAGGCTTCATGGAGCCGGAATCATCTGCCGAATAAGTGGTCTTGAAAGAGGACATCAAAAGCCCTTTTCTTTCACCGGGCGTCAGCAGACGGATTTTAATAGTTGCGTCCGTTTCCGGCGCGCCAGCCATATCAGAAACCTTAATTTCACATTCTTTACTCTTGTAAATTTTTCCCAAAAACATAATGTTTTCTCCCGTTATATCCCGGTTATTAATGCCCACCCGGGAAAGTGCCGGGTACACTTCTTTTCCGTCATGACGGCCCAGGTGAGCAAGGTGTTAATTGGCTTTGACCATTACACCGGAAACCTTGGCAGTGAAGCTGATTGTACCGAGCCCTGATTTGTCCATGCCGATATTAAAGCTGGTAATTCTCAGACTTGACGGAATTGTCGGCTGGCTGACTGACAAAGCGCCAGGCGCAAACCATCCGGTGGTCTGACATGCTTCATAATAACTGGTCGTGTTGTAATAAAGCCGCATACTGGTAAGCGGGGTGTTATTGAGATTCGCCACCTGCAAGGCAACCTGACCAGTTGTGTCGGTGGGCTCAAAATGCCCGGAAAAAGAGATTGACCCGCCGTCTTTCATTCCGTATTCAAAAGTCTTCCAGGTGCTGCCGAATTCTGAAGCGTCAAACTCATCGGTCGTAATTCCATCGATGCTCCATTGTCCCATGCCTAAAATTGTTGCGGTCCCCAATGAGACCTTTCCATCTTTTCCTACAATTGCCATTTCGGAATCTCCTATTGTTTGACGTTAAGTTCGGGCATAAAAAAAAGAGGACGAATATGATGATTACGGCACCGTAATTGCCCTCTCTATTTATCTTACGTCATCCCTCAGTCTGGCCGAACTTTGGGAATCACCCGAATTTTTTATTTAAAAGGTTTTATCCTCTTATTTTTATTTGTTTACAAATTTGATGCAACACTCTGTTGGCCTCCATTATTACTAAATGCCCAACCTCAACAGAGGTATCAATAAAAATCCTACAACCAGCTTCACGGGCCTTGTTACAAAAATAAAAATCCTCGCCTACCGGACGGCCGTTATGAACATCAAACTTGAACCAAGGAGGCTCAAGTTTGTCAAAAACGCTCATATTGATCAAAAGACATCCCGTGCCGGTTGCATCCACTTCTATCAGATCCCCGGAATACATTTCTGACTCAGGGACGCTTTCGTACTTGTCAAGATTGCCCCTCATGAAGATAGGATCAAACGGCGGATACCGCCTATGAACCCTTACCCCACAAATATCAACGTCATGGGCCGCAAGCTTATGGAGCATGTCAACCGGATAAACCTGATCCGTGTCACACATCAACAAGTGACTTGCCCCTTCGTTCAATGCCTGGAAAACAAGGCTTTCTCTGGCTTCTGCAAGATTGCATGTCCAGGGGCCATGAGGTGTTTGGGGAACGAGCAAAGTATATTTTTCAGGCTTTGCCATGGTTTCAAATGAGAAAAAAAATTGAACCGGTAGAGTATCGTTGACAAGAGGGAAGCCTATCGCCAAAAGACCGCCTTTCCGTTCCCTCTTTCTTCTGAAGTATGTGGCCCGGTCGATCTTAAATTTATCCCCGCCATAAGCCTTCTCGTACCACTCATCAGACTCACCACCGTTTACCGGGTGGTCATGTTCGATAATGGCGTCGTCAGCATAGACCCATCGACCTTGTTCAATAGCGATGTCCTTGAGTTCGTCGTCCCCATAACAATGCAGGTATTCCGTTGAAAAGAAATTTCCCCCAGGGATATGCCCAAGGATTCTCTTGTCGGCCATCCAGTGAGCGTGGTCATTTCCTGGCGTGGTGTTAAATCCAACAACACCCCATCCATCAGGCAAGCTTTCCATTTTTGCCAAAGCATTTTGAAAGGCCCCGGCCTGAACAATCGTATCGTCGCCCAGGAAAACGACAATCGGCCTCGTGGTTCTGCCCGTCAACCTTTTAACCATCTTAGGACATCCGATACCAGCGACGTCAATCCCGGTGATTATCTCAACTCCTGGACAATGTAACTCAATTGACTCGATGCACCGTTTAGCTTTTTCAAGCCGAACGATAGGAATAATGACTGATACCCGGTCAAACATTATTTCACCGCCCTTAAAATAAAATGTAAGTGATAGACCCTCATCATAGGATCTGTGAGCTTCCGTTTAAAATACTCAACTTCAAAATTTGCTTTTGTGTCGTAATATCCCCGGTAAACAGGATGACAGTAGTAGGCAAATCGCCCCTCTGTCCAAAAATTGATGTGTGTCGGGTCCATAAATGCCCCCTGACCGTATTCAGCGTCAGGAGTGTGGGTCACAAATTGACACCCGCTCTTAAGAACCCGCCAAACTTCCTCCATGACAAAAGTTGTTGACAGAATCGGAATGTGTTCCAGAACATCAAAAGCCCTTACTTCATCGACGGAGTTATCTTCAAACGGAAGGCCCTTCGTAAAATCCAGAACTAAATCCGGATTTACCGATTCCCGACAATCAATATTGATATACCCATCTGCTTTTTCCTTTCCACACCCAAGGTTTAGCTTTTTCATGATTTTTTATACCTACATTCATATGTTACAATAGCCCGATAAAGCTCGTTCTGAGCCCCGTCCCGGACCGTCTGATAATTCGTTCTTTCCATAATGACCGTTGTATAACCAGCGGCCGTGGGCCTTGCGTCATCATATAAAACAATTAATGCGTTGTACGCCGTCATCCGTTTTGCATTGGTGTCAGCGTAAATATCAAATTGGACGGTAACAACTTCAAAACGCTCCCCGCCGAGATAGTAATCTGGATAACCGGATACAAGAAAATAAGTAGCATAAGGCAAAGCGGTATTCTGCGGGGCCAGTTCAATATGAAGACCTCCGGGGATAGCCGCCTTTAAAGTGGTGTCTCCACTGTACTTTGAATATATGCCGGTTAAAATCTTATCCACGTTTTATATAAAACCCTTCTATCTCCGCAGTCATTAGGTCATTAACACTCGCCCGAGTAGATATCGAAGTAACTAAAAAATCTTTTCCATTCAATTTTATAGCCTCCTGATATAGCAAAGACCTCTGATACTCAGACATCTTCTCTGAAAACTCATCTGCCAAATGTGTCTCTTCCCAAGTTAAATCAGCCAATTTTTCTTATCTCGATTTTCCCATAAACTTTTTTCTGAGGAATATTTTTCATCCCTGGGACGAAGGCCTCAATGTCGTGGCACAACGCGTAACCCTCTTCCTCATCAGCCGTGTGGCAATGCCCCAATTCAACACCATCACAAAAAACCTTATGACTGTAAGCTAAAAAAGAATATCCCATATCGCCTCTCATTACAGACAGTCTCATTTCTGATTCTCCAAAAACTTAACCTCGCACCCGCACCCCAACACCTTACCAGCCAACCTCATCAATATTTTCGAAGCCCATATTCTAAGATAGAGTTTTTTCGAAACGCTGACTTCGATGATAATCGGACCAACTTTTTTAAAACTCGTTATCTTTGTGTTTAACTTAGTCATTTAATCGTCCAATCCAAAAGTAGAAGGTGGTTTGGTGTACCCCGGTTCACTCATTTTTTCTGAGAGCTTACGCTTTGCAAAAGCAATATTCTTATCAAGAGCGGGCTTCAGATACGGACGCGCCGGAGCCGGGTGAGGACCGCCATGACCGTGCTCTACCAACCACGAATTAGAAGTCAACACGCCGTTTGCAAAAAACGAATGGACCCCTTCTATAGACAAATCATAAAGCTTTGTCTGCCCTTTATCGTACCTTTTTTTTGTTAAAGAGATAATGTGGGTGTTCTCGAAAAGATCAACATTCACAAATGTTGATATCCCGGGGTTGCAAGGGATGTAAAAAACGTTTTCAATAGGGTTAATATCTATCCCTTTAGCAGAATCCCCAACTATAAAATGTATGTGAAATATCTTAACGCCGTCTATCGCCTCTAAAATTTTTTTGTCCCGCTCGATGTCCTTTTTTTGATCCTTATGCCAGTATCCACCATCGACTTCATAAACAATGTTTTCATCTGGCAAATAAAAATCCAGAAATAAAGAGTTTACCTCATATTGAGACACGTACTTCCGGCCTCCGTCTTTTAACCAAGCTTCGACCTCTTTTTCAATCCGTGTTTGTTTCTGACCCCCCGCAAGCCTGTTAGGATGTAAACCAGGATTCTCCGATATCATCTCAAGGCGTTTTACAGACATTCTTTTTTTAGATTCATCACTTCTTTTTGAACCTATATGCGGATTCATATCTGTAGCGTAAGCGGCATCTCGACATTTTATCGTGCAGTACACAGACTCTTTTCTGGCCCTTATACCGTTAACACCAGAACCAAACATTTCACCGCAAAAAGCGCACTTTTTAGAACACCCAGTACCTTTGTTTTTAGCCATTCTTTTTCTAATGAAAAGCTTATCGGTAAGAACGAGATCGCCCGCTTTTATCCATTGATTTTTACCCTCCCGAAAGACGAGCATTTTATGGTCGTCTGTTACAGTGAGCTTGTGATGATGCTTACTGCACTTATTAACGTCGTATACGACCATATCTATCAGATCTGGCTTATCAACAGCCGGAAACGAGTGCTTGCTGACAACTGAACGATACTCACCAGTTTGAGTCAAAACTTTATCTCCGACTTTAACAGAAGATATTCCAAGGGGGCCTCTGTGCTCCGTTACAACCCTTGTATCACCTCCAAATATGCACTGCATCGCACCACGGCCGCCAGCTTTCACAATATACCCCCCACCCTCAAACTTACTCTTTTTAACCTTAATTGATTTTCTAAGGGCTCCAGTTTCATCTTTAAAAGCAACAGTCCGCTTGGCATCGACTTTGATCTGATCGCAAATCTCCTTGCACTTCTCGTCAAGATGCTCCTCAAGCGCCTGTAAAAACTCGCTGGCGTCTATTTGAACTTTGACCGTCATTACAAGACCTCCGAGCAATGCAGAACCATATCCCCAGCCCTCTGATAATCTTCAACCCCGGTAATCCGGTATGTCTTTCCGCCATGCGTAACACGACATGAAGAATCAAGCCGCACGTCCCGCCTTACTCGGAGTTTAAATTCAGTCTTCATTTCAAGTTTTCCGGCTTCAATCCGTTCAGTTCCCCTCAAAGGTATATATTCAGCCCTGCACGGCGCTCCTGATAAATCTGACCATGTTTCAACGGTTGCCCCCATGCCGTCCTGTGCAGTTGTCACAGACTGAATTTTTATACTCTGATCAAGTTTTCCTGCTCGAATCATTTATTCCCCAAAATTAAAAAGGCGGTAAGGCCATAAAAGGTTCATAATATGCCCAGGTATTTGATCAACTGACTGATTGTTACCAACAATTATGCTTTCTCTATGGGCATACGCGTCGGCGACCATGATCAAAATAGCGGCTTTAATAGGGTACGGGACATTTGCCTCTGTGCCGTACCCGCAAACAAACTGAATATAAATCGGGTTTGAAGGATAAAGCGTTACTGTAGGCCAAAGCTTTTCATACCCCAGAACAACCCGGCCCGGATCTGAATCGATATCGACGATATAATCACTCGATGAAAACGTATACTCAACGCCATCAGAGCCTTTATACTTAACGCTCGTTACAGACTGCAAATTCCCAAACGGCAATAAAAAACGCGCCGTGGGCCATTCATCAGCAAACGCTTTCCATGTCTGTGTCAATAACTTCCGGTTAGTGATGTTTTCAGCTTGAGCGGTTGCAGACTGGATAAGACTTTCAAGATAAAAATCATCATCTGTGTTATCCCAAGTAATATTGAGCTGCATTTTAACAAGGCCAATATCCACAACTGCTCCGGTCGGGGCCATCACCAATTTGGTTATCATTTCACATGCCCAAAAAAGTTAAGCATTTAAAAAATACCCCCCGGCAACAACCGGGCGCCAAAGCACCGTTATGTCCGCAATCTTTCCAGCTCCAGCGGTGGCCCCGGAAATTGTCAACTGGATTTTCTTCGTTGCCGCCGTCACAGAAGGACCACGGTATACGCTGTAAAAGTTTCCGGTTAAATTGGCTTTAGCTCCGGCAGTACCGGATAAAAGAACGATGGGGGCCACATCATCTGTCTGAACTGATATGCCTGTAAAAGTGGCTACCGCTGAAAGATCATCAGGAATATGCACCGTAACGGCGTCTATAAATAGCGCCTGCGCCGTGGCGGTCATAACATCATAGGTATTGGCGGCTTGATTCAAAGAAATTTGTTTGTAATTAACCGTGCTTTCCGGCATAAAACTCTTTGGAACCCAGGCATACCCATTGTAAATGAACATGAATCCGGTGTTGGTTTCAAAGAAAGTCGCCCCGGCTGCGATATCAGTTGTTGGTTTGGTATCTGTTGAAAGCCCTATGAATCTGTTGTTCATTGAGCCTATGGATTGAACGGTCATTTAAAGCCCTCCTTTTTCAGGCGGTAAAATCACTTATTTCTTCTTAGTGGCTTTCTTCTTATCCTGAACTTCAATTTTTTTTGTGTTATCGTGGCTTTCTTTAGCTGTAGCACAAACGCCGCAAACAACTTCGGCGCCTTTTTTCTCAAAAAACTCGCCGCACTCAACACATTTAAAAAGATGCTTCATATTATTTATGGCGCGGTTATATGTTAAAACAACCGCGCCCCTTTCTTAAAATTCTCTCGCAATCCGAACCCAATCGATGTGGATATCGCAGTCGTCAGCGTGCCCAGCATTAAGAACAAGCTGGAAGGCCATTTCTTCAGCCGTGGGAACCGTCGCAGTAGCCAACAGGCAAGTGCTGGCCAAAGCGGTTCCGTCGGCATAGAACGTAACAGTCGTCCCGTCACAATAAGCCCCAACCTTGATGTAAGTGTCGGCCACGAGGGTAACAGCGTCAGCCTGAACAACAACGGCAGCACCCGAAGCTTTCCGGTGGACGGTATCGAGCTTATCACCATCGGCCTCAACCCGCAGAAATCCGATATAATCTTTATCCTGAAGTGTGCCAGTCGCGGTCATGATCCCGTCTTGAGCAAGGAGGCCTTCTTCGGTGAAACCGCAGAACAATCCGAATTTTGCATCCGTGATGTTCTTGACTTTGATCCGGGCTTCCCACCAGGATTTCTTTCCAGATGTCAGAACAAACTGGCCTGCGGTGTCAAGGGCTCCAAGAACCTGAACAGCTACGCTCTCATTGTCGGTGGTGGTGGCAAGCTTCAAGACGCCATTTGGGTCGGTGGCGATGTTGGTAATAACAGACCCGGCAGTAGCGCCGGTGAATCCGCTGGCCCCGCCACCCAGATACGTTTTTGCCTGGTTAGCGGCCAGGGCGTGGCTTCCGTGAAAATCATTGAAGTACGCCATGCCCTTTGTAGGGTCCATGATATAGTCCATCCACGGACAGGCTGACCATAAACCAACAGAAGGCCCGCGACCGGTATTCGATCCGGAAATAGGCAACGTCAGGGTTGCTCCGTCTTCTACTTCAAAAGTTCCACCAGAGGCAATGACGGTTTTATCCCCACCGTCAGTTCTATAACATTTCGGTTGATAACTCATTTTCTTTTTCCTTTATATCAGTGGTTGCCCCTGGCCGGAGTTACCCGGCCAGAGTAGTCATTTAAGACCTGATTATGCTACCGGAGCGTTTTCCGGGTCGCCTTTGAGAACAATAATCCCGATGGGCATGGTTACAGTGCCGGTGATGGTATAGGTTAACTGAAGATACCGTTTCCCGCCGACATATCCCAGTTTATACAGGGTGTTGTCTTCGGTTGCGGCATCGATTGTCAGAACAACCCCGGATGTCACTGTCAGATCAAGCATGTCGGCAGTAGCAACCGCAGTATAAGTCGTGCCGTCATCGGAATGATCCATGGTGAACACAAACTTATGGCTATCACTGAGCCCGGTTCCAGCATCAAGCCCGGTCTGGACCAACAGGCAAGCGGAATTGAATCCCTGAAGGTCAATGTCGGTATGAACGGCTGTGGCCGTGATAGCAATCGGGTCCAGAACGGAAACCGCCTCGACCTTGTTGTATAAATCTTTCATTTCAGAATCCTTTATTTTTAATGGCCGGAGTTACCCGGCCCGTTTAAATTAGCTGGTTGCAATCTTTAGCGCTTTGACCGCCTCGAACAAGGTTATACCTCCCCCTACCCTTTTTGTGGTATAGAAGAGCACATTCCCTTTTGAGGTGTACGGATCGCGGAGAACTCTGATCCCCATTCTGTCAAGAATCAGGTAAGCCCGTTTGAAGTTACCGAAGAACAGGGGGTAGGCCCCGGCGCCGATGTCGGCCACGTTGTCATCATAGGCAATAGGTTTACCCAGGAGAACGTCCGGGGTTCCTTCCATCAGGCCCGGACGCCAAATGTAATTACCATCACCATCTTTCAGGGCGCGGATTTTTTCACAAGTGGCGTCATTCATGAGCCAGGTTGCACCGTTCCGGTAAACCGATTTCAGAGCATGCTGAAGGGCAAGCAGCTTATCGGTGTTGTTCAGAAGGGTTGCGTGGCCCCCGGGAACATAACCCACCTTGCCCCACTCATAGGAGGCATTGGTGATAAAAGTGTAACCGGCGATACCATGGGGCTTTGCAACGCCGTCACCAGTGATAAAAGCTTCACCCTCCTGCTCTGCAAATTCGACAGACACTTCGTCTGCCAGCCAACTTTCAAGATTCAGGTAAACATCGTCAAGGGAAATCTGAGTCGCGCCTGGCTCGGCATAAACCTCTTTCATGTTGATGGCGATTTCTTTCAGGGTCGGGGTATTGGTCTCGGACCGGGTTGCTTTTTCAGCGACCCATCCGGAAGTTGCGCCGCCCATATTGACGATCTTTTTGTAAGTGTCGGTGCCGATGGACCGGACGGTGGCAAGATTCCGCATTACAGAAATCGTTCCCGCGACTCTCTCGATGGCCTGATCAAACTCCGGAGGGGCCACAAGGTATCCACCATCGGGGTCAGACAGAGTAGAAAGACCCGCTTTAACCTGAAGCTCTTTAACAGCCTCGAGGTTGGACTCCCCGCCTTTACGGAACCACTTTTCAAAAGCGGCCTTGTGTTCTGCCTTGGCTTTATCGACAACAGTATTACCGCCCCCACCACCGAACTGAATCCGACCAACGGCTTTATCAAGAGCTTCGAGCTGGGCTTTCATGTCGGCCAGTTTGGTAATATCGGCATTGATCTTATCCACTTTCTCATTCAGGACGGCATCAACACCGCCTTTTGCGGCCAGTTCTTTGAGTTTCTGGTCATTCTCGGCTTTAAACGCTTCAAAGGCAGTTCCGATAGCCGCAATCGTTTTCTTAAGTTCTTCCATCTCGTTATTCCTTCTTCATTAATTTGTTGAGGGTTTCTTTGGCGACATCGGTAACACCGCCAAAATCTTCGCTATCGCTAATTGCCTCCCAGCCTCTCGCCAGAACTGCTTTCGCTTTATTTTTAGAAAGACCTCCTGCCTCACGCAGAAGGTTTTCAATGTCTCTTATGTTGGGTTCTTTCAAAGAACTCGCTTTTGACTTGAACTCGTCCGGGATATTTACGAACATAGAAAGATCAAATTCAGCTTTAACAGGCTTTCCTGCCTCTACAATAGTATCGATGAAGCCTTTCTCTTTGGCTTCTTTTGCGGGCATCCAAGTTCCGATTTTCAGCATGTCCCTAAGCTCCCGCTTACCCACATTAGTGCCATCGGCATACATATCGACCATGATCCCGTTGATTTGCTCCAGCACCCCAGCAGCTTCACGCATATCATGCTGATTACCGCATACACAGGTTAACGGCTCATGCACCATAATCATAGAATTCTTAAAAGCCTGCCGTGTATGCCCTGCTATCGCTATATACGACGCCGCCGATGCGGCTAAAGACTCAATCCGCGTAATCGGTTTGGATGGGTGCCCTTTAATAGCATTATGGATAGCTATCCCATCAAACACATCCCCGCCCGGGGAATTGATCCTGATAGTGATTTTCTTTTGCTGCATTGCTGAAAGCGTTCTCGCAAAATCACCAGCGTCGTTAAAGGGCCACCCTATGAAATCAAAAATAAGGATTTCAGCCTCATCGTCCGTAACATTCTCAATCTTGTACCAATCCGGTTTATCAAGGGGCTTATTGTACTGAGCCGCAATGATCCTGGCGTTCTTTTCGTTTCTGTAATTTAAATTCATTTCTCATCATCCTGATTATTGGCTGCCCCGGATTCTTTTGTGGTCGAGGTACGAGTACGATATACTTCCCCACCTTCGTACCCATTCATGTCCAACATATCCAAAACATCGTTTGGACAAAAAATTTCCTTATCAATTGCGATTGCAAAAGCCTCCATCTGGTCCTTGAAAGCGCCCCTCTGAAGACCTTCTACTTTGAACTTGGCGTAATATTTTTTACGATCTGCCGGGCCTAACAGATCCCTATAAATTGACTTTTCAATGCTGACGATCCAGGGAAGGAGGGCGTATATCACGAAACCTATTGAAAACTGTTCAGCACTCGCAAACGTGGGCGTGTTTTCTCCAGAGTTCATGACCGTCAACGGCATCCCAAAGAAAATATCAACGATCTCGCTCTTCTGGTACTTCCTGCTTTCAAGAAACTGCGAATCTTCGGGATTTATAGTAACAGCTTGAGCTGTCATGCCTTCTTCAAGTAACATAAGCCTGTGAGCTTTTCCGAGCCCAGAATACGCCTCCCCGAGAGAGTCTTTAAGATTTTTATGAGCTGGCTCAGAAAGCTTCGAGGGGTGCGACACAATCATGCCCGGATGCGTCCCGGTTCCAAAGTACCGAGCGCCAAACTCTTCAGTTGCGAGAGCGAGGCCTATGCTTTCACGAATATACTCGATTGGGTTGACACCCATATACCCATTCATTGTCATGCCTCTTAAGTGCATGATTTCGCTACCTGGTATTTCTTTTTTCGACCCATCAGGAAAAGTGCATTTATAATTCAAGCCGTAATTCGGAGCCTGAACGACCTCGTTGACGATACCCGGAGCCAACGGGATAAGCTCTTTGACTTCTCTCTGGAATACGCCTCTATTCTTCAACGCATAAAAATTGCCGCGATGCGACAGGTGATTCATAGCCATGCCCCAGAACTCGGAAGAAGTCATCCATTCATTGGGCATATCGTGTAAAAGAGGATAAAGGCTATGATCGCTGGCGACTTCCCGAACCTTGCCGGTCTTCATCATCATGTGACAAGGAAGCATACCGATTACCCGGGAAAGAATGTTCACACAAGAATAAACAGTTGCTTGGCGCATTGCTGTTTCATTGGAGACTGACTTACCGGAATACGTAGACCCGCCACCAAAAGCAGATCGAAGAATTTTTTCCATCTCTTGACTTATGGCCTGGGGCTTAGCCATCCGGGAAATAATACCCATTATTTCTTATCCCTCATAATATACCCGGAAACCATGAGAATGGACCCACAAACGGCAAATGAAACCCACGGGGCCTTTAAATAAAGCCCGTACCCCAACGCAAGTAAACCACCAAGAAACATGACATCTCGAATATCTATTCTCTTCAAATCAGCCCCTAAATTGTGGCCCGGTTTTCTGGGGCTCCAAAAGTCTGCCCATGGAGGACCGGAAACCAAATTATTGCCCTTTATTATAAGAGAAAAATCCCGTAATTTTGGATTTTGCCTTAGATAGATGGTATTCTACGACCCTAACCTTATTGTTGGTCCTAATCGCTATCTGGGCATAAGAAAGGCGCCGGAGATAAAACATCGACAAAATACGATTCTCAAGAGGCGTTAAAAAGTCAAACTGCGTTATCTCCTCGGTGTGATTGGCTGATAGAAACCACGGGGATTCAAAATCACCTGCGTTATCTTCAAGAAGAACGGCCATCTGAGGGATATAATCTTGATCAGCATAAATTTGCGCTTTAGGGCACAAAAACGTGCAGTCTTTACGTTTTTCACACGACTTGCAAATAGACATGGACGAAAATCCTTAAACACGGAATCCGTCCAACGTATAGGTGGGATTACCTTCTTTTTAAGTAACTAACTCAACAATAATTTTTTACAACTTGCCAATATTTTTTGTATTCTTCCACACAAATAAGCTGTAAATTTAAATCTGTGCTCATGATGACAAAAATCTGAACAAGTCCATATCATTTTAATCTTCTTTTTACGCATTATATTTAAAATTCCTTCCTACGCACGCTGCATAATGGGGGCAACCTTCTTCTATCTTCCCAACAGACCCATTAGGTCGAAGATGGACACAAAACCCATTGATGCTCGACTTCTTACACCCACCAGCAAAGGAAGAGGGTAAGAGAGCTTTTTTAGCTTCTTCGAGTAAAGTTTTTTTCTGGTGTTCGGTCATTTATTCTTTCACCCTAATAAGTTTTCTTGTAAACACAATACCGTCGCATGGGGACTGCGGATCGTTTTTCGGAGCCGATTGATAAACAATTTTATACTTCTCACCATACTGAAAAACGTAATACTCCGCAGCTTTAGGCGGGTTATAGCGAAGCAGTTCTTCTCGTGTTAAATGGCAGTATGTTTCGGTAATTTCATCTGGGATCATAGCCCCCAGGACCTTACCTTCTTTTTTAGGCTCAAAAAACTTACAGTTTCCCTCCCTGTTGATTTCTTCACAGAAAAACACCCCGGCGTTCTTCTCGCCTGTAATAAAATTTCTTATACCAGAACATTTAACTCTATTGAACTTAAACGAAGAGTCTTCAAACGAAGTTATATCTACTTGTTCACAATACATACACTCGTTACAAACCGTAAGTTTACTCATTTTTCCGTTCTCCTTTCCCCACAACGACCGTTCTTTTAACGCCGATCTCACGCCAAAAGGAAAATTGCAGTCGCAAGTGATACCACAGCCGATTTTACCCAAACAATCGTTCATTTTAAAATACCCTCCCTCTGCCGAGCTTTAATACCTCGTTCTTATTGTGTGCCTGACTATCAATTTTCTCTGTAACAGGTTTTTCAACGTATCCAGGCGGGCACTGCACTCCGAGCGACACGATGTACGTCATGCTGTGAGGATATTCACAATTGCAAATCATGTTTGGCTGATATGTCCGTAAGACTGGAAGCGTTTGAGTTCTAAAACACCTGGGGCACTGAAAAACCTCTACCTTGCCACACATAAACGCCCCGTCGCGGCTCACGCAAGAAAAATAATCGTCCATTTAAACGCCCTCCTTATTCAAAGAATTATCACCCCCCGCGTCTCATAGACGGATTTATTCGTAACGTTTCCTATTCTCGATTTAGCGAGCCCAACCGCCATAGCCAAGGCCACAATACCGTCTATCCTTGCGGTTGACCTTCTTTTATCGAATATCCGGTTATCTGTTCCAGCCGGATCTTGCCGAACAACCACGGAGGCAGCGTTCCACCGCAAAACCGGATTAAACGCTATCCTGATCTTTTTCTCCCGGATAAGATTTTCCAAATGTTGAATGCTGTTTGGCATCCATAACGGGTTTGGGGCGGGCTCCCCATTATCGTCCAAAATCACGTCTCCTTTATCGTCTCTCATGATGCCTGACCGCCTGAAACCCTGGGGATGCTCAACAAGAGGCAACTCGATATCCATATCCATAAGATCATCAGCCAGTTCACGATGGCGGTATTTATCATAGGCAATGGCTTTTAACTGAGTGTTTTTTGACAATTCATTCAAAGATAAAGCTATCGGGCCAAGCTTGATAACCTTGCCTTCCGTCAAAGTCAAAAAACCGTCCCTGGCCCATATATCATAAGATACGCTGTCCTTCCTCATGGCTTCATCAAGTCCTTCTTTGGGCCTCCAAAAGCTCACAAAAGCGTCAAACGTTCCGTCATCGCACGGATATACCTCTGCGTGGGCTGTCAGGTCAGTGGTATATGACATATCAAGCCCACCATAACAATCTCTGTCTTGATAATCATCTCTCCTGATTTCATGATTTTCAACCGCTTCCCACATATCCCTCGGGAGCCAACCGTCGAGCGAGTCAGTCCATTGACAAAAATGAAGTCTTCTCACCAGCCCCTCTTTAGACGGCATGCCTTTTGCTTCTTGAACTTGCTCACGGATAAAATCTTTTTGAATGGTTACCCCCAAAAGGGGATTTACTTTTATCCAGCAGTCTTCATTCTCAAACGGATCTTCCCCCTCGTCCAACGCGCAAATGTAACCAAACCACCCGTCGTTAATAACCTCTCCGCTACAGACCTTTATCGTATACTCATGCTCTTTCCAGCAAACAGATGTCTTATCGTGACCGGAATTGGTAATCTCAAAGATAAGGGCCTCTCTGTTCCCTTTCGTGCCGGCGCGAAGCATCTCAATAACGCTATCATCCCGATGTTCGTGAACCTCGTCAATAAGCGCACAAAAAGGCCTTATACCAGACTTTCCTTTTTTCTCACTGGATATAGGTTTGAAAAAACTTGCTTTTTCAAGATAAGTCAATTGCCATACCGGATTTTGACCAGAAGACACCAATCGCTTTTTTAATCCGGGCGACCTATTCCACATCTCAACGGCGTCCCGGAACAAAATGGCGGCCTGGTCTTTATCAGTTGCCGCGGAATAAATCTCCGCTCTCAATTTCTTGCAAGCAGTGAGCATGTAATGCCCTATCCCAGCGGCAAGCGGGCTTTTGCCCGAGCCCTTCCCTTCCTCAACGTACGCCCTTCTAAACCTCCGCAAGCCTTTTTTCTTCCACCCAAACAACGACCCAACAATAAAAGCCTGAGACGGGTCCAAAATAAAAGGGATAGACTCTGAGTTACTGTCTCCTTGCTCGTCTGTATATTCAATCTCGACAGTACACACGTTCTTGAAAAATCCAACAACCCTTTCAACTTCATCGACGTGCCACGTTAAACCTCTCTCATGCCCGACCTCAAGATCCTTCAAATGCCTACTGCAAGCGTTACGGACATGAGGCCCGGCCACAATAGCCCCGCTCAAAACATCAACAACATATTTTGTAACAGGGTCGTCTGGAAGAGGTTTCTTCGCCATCAGGAAAAATATTTCTCCGAATTATCTGCGTCTGGATCAACCGGCTCGGCTTTCACTTTAGACCTAGATGCTGGTGTCATCCCTAACTCAGAGGCGTATTTGACCATATCCACAGCGGCTTTATTAGCAATACCGACGAGAGCATTTTGAATAGCGTACCCTTTAGGTGAAACAGATAAAAGCCCGTTATCTCCTTTAACTTTCGTTTTCAAATTTATAGCCCTCCACGCTCTCGCCCAGAGAGCGTATGAAGTACAATAGGCGGCCAGTACTGCCCTATCTATCCTCGTTAAAACCCCAATCGCGTAAAGCTCTTGGCTTATCTTCACCCATTCTGCCTTAGCGTCCCTGCAAAGATGCGGGGGTGGCTTAGGTAAACCCGGTTTAACCTTCGGCTCATCCTTTGGCAGGGGTTTCCTGCCTGGATTGCCGGTTAATAATTTTAAAACTGTCGGTGTTCTTTTTCTTCCCATTTAACCCCACCTATAATTTCTCGACTTTGCGTCCACAGG